CGCTGACCGATTTAAGGTTTCTCAGCCAAGTCAAGATAGACAATTCGCCTTTCTTAAATTGTAAGTCTTTCTCGCCGTCAATGGTAGAAATATCCTGCAACGTCGATATGATCTTGTCAATGTCCTCTAACAGATCCTTCCAGCCCGGTGTCGCCATCATGGAGAATCGGTCTTCGTAGTATTTTTGCAATTCAGGCGTCATTCGCTTGTCCGCCAATCTTCATCTGGCTTTACAGGCCAGTTAAGGCTCCCCGCAGTTGGGCTTATTGCGATGAGCCGAACAGCGTTTCTATACGTATTAAACGCGCTTGCATTAGCCAAATACGGATTGCTTTTCAGCGGGTCTGCAACATCAGGCAATGCAGTCCAATCAGTTGCTGTAAGTAGTAAAACTGCCGACTCTTTGTTTTCTTCTGCTGTTGGTGGAGGTAGTGGAGGCGGGTGTTTTTGAGCATAATCTGCTGCCTCCCATTCCTCTAGGCAAACATTCGCCCAAGCTGGCAATTCAGTTATGTCTTGGTTTGGTGTGCTGTCTGCAAACTCAATCCACCCAGATATCCCATGCCATTGCAAAGCATGGACGTTTACAGGAACAGAAGACATATCTAACGACAGGTATGCTACCGAGTCTACATAGACTGCACCATCGTTACGAATAACTGTCAATCTCATCGTTGAACCCCAATAAGACTATTTTGCATTGACGCCAACAAAACTTGATGTCCAGTTTCATTAGCCTTAACCATCTCGTTACGGAACGACTCAACAGCCGCGCCAGTTTGCCTTTGTTGCTGGCTATTTTCTATCATCAACATTGGCAACCATGCCATTGAACACGCCCACTCATCAACTTCTTGGCCTGTATTTGGATTCGTGCCGCGCACTTGAATGAACCACGCGCAGTCAAGTTGTCTGCACGGCTTGAAAGAATCTAACGGACAACCATTTTTAGGTTCAATTTTCATCAGTCTTTAGTGGCAATAATTACATCAACATATTCCACAGCAAGATTGATTGCTGTTCCAGAAAAAGTACCTGTCGGCGTTGTAAATCCGTGAGAGTGTGAACCACCGCCACCAGTTGCTTCAATAATATTATTGGTGCTGCTATAAGCAGTATTAGTATTTGATAGTCTTGAAAAACCGTAGTTTCCTGCTGAGTTAGCTGTTGATCTGTATTGGTGGGCATGACTTGGCATCTCGGTGGTAGACAGAGTTGTAGCCCCAACAGAACCACCAGATATTGACACACTACCCGCAGGCGTTTGAGAAGCAAAAGCTGTAGTAAACGCAACGCTACCGCCAGATGACGCTGTACCACTTACAACGCGTAATGCTTTGTTGTCATGTGTCGTTGATTTAGTCCAACCGGTGGGTGCTGATGTTTGTGCAAACAGCATAGCGGTGCCTGACGGGAACCCACTACCACCAACAGACGCCGCCCACTTTACGCCGGATGCCTGAGTAGAATCAGCGGTTAATACATACGTGTCGGTGCCAACAGCTAATCGCACATTATCTGTACCATCGCTGACAATCAAATCACCTTTGGTTGTCGTTGGTGACAAAGCATCAAATGCTGCGGTCTGCGTAGTTTGCCCAGTACCACCATTAGCGATTGGCAAAGTGCCAGTTACTTGCGTCGTTAAGTCAACGCCGGTCAACGTACCACCTAACGTCAAACTACCGCTCGAAGTTACTGTGCCAGATAAGCTAATGCCGTTGACCGTACCGGTGCCACCAACGCTAGTAACTGTGCCAACATACTGATCGTTCGACGTGACCGTAAAGTTCGGGTAGGTACCTGAAATGCTAGTCGTACCTGCGCCAGTCAACGACACCGTTTGATCCGGCGCGCTATTGGTAATGGTGAAATTTGGGTAAGTACCCGACGTCGAAATACCTGTGCCCGCAGTCAACGATACTGTCTGGTCTGGTGCGCTGTTAGTAACAGTAAAGTTAGGGTAAGTACCGCTAGTACTTATGCCAGTGCCCGCAGTCAACGACACCGTCTGGTCTGGCGCGCTATTGGTAATCGTAAAGCTAGGGTACGTTCCCGAAGTAGAAATACCCGTACCTGCGGTCAAAGAGACAGTTTGATCCGGCGCGCTATTGGTGATCGTAAAGTTCGGGTAAGTACCAGACGTTGATATGCCGGTGCCGGCAGTTAGCGCGACGGTCTGATCCGGCGCTGTGTTCGTAATCGTAAAACTGGGATAAGCGCCGGACGTAGATATACCTGTCCCACCCGTCAACGATACTGTCTGATCAGGCGCTGCGTTCGTGATCGTGATCGACCCCGCGCCTTCTGTAATCGTGATGCCCGTGCCGTCAGTCAGTGTGTTCTTCGTCCACAGGCTGGTCGACTCGTTATAGATCAACACCTGGCCGTTTGTTGGGTTCTGCGCCGAGACGTTATGCAGCTCATCCATCTCATAGCCGTTCTGCACGCGCACATACAGACGACCGTTGCCATTATTTGCGCGCTCGACCACACCGATATAGACCAGATGGTTCGGCGCATACGGTTTTGTGTTGGTCAGTGTGCCGGCTGTTGCACCCAGATACAGCGTATCGCCTGCGGTATAGGCGCCAAGATTCAAACCATCTTGCACGCCTTGACACAAAATCATGCCGGCCTGACCGGCGGCAATATCTTCAGCGCAAACACCCAGTGTCTTTGCCGATGTAGCGTCGCCCGTGTTGTACGCAAGCTTGACCGATACCCGATCGCCTTGTGCCGCGAACATGTAGACCGGCTGACCCTTGTTGATCGTCACCGACTCGGCGTTCGTCGCGTAGGCATAAAGTGTCTGCCCGACATCAGCAGCAATATTGGCGTTCAGGCCGACGGTTAGCGTCTGCTGCGTAGCATCCCAGTACAGTCGACCGGCCGCGTTCGTGACTGTGGCGCCTGTATCAAACTGAATGAAGTCCGGTGACGAGACACCGCCGGTGATCCCCGTCATCGAGGTGATGTTGTTGTTCGCACCAGCCGTTGCCCAGCTCTGATCGATCTTTTGCCAGACCGTGCCGTTGAAGATGACCCAATCACCTGGCTGCCAGTCCGTAATGCCGTCAAGATTGGTCGACCCAGCAACTGACACGATGTAGTAGTCGCCCCCGTCGCCTACACCCGACGCCAATGCCGGCGTATTGGTCGATGCGTTCCATGTACCGCGGTAATCAAGCACTATCAACGCATCAATTTGCGCTTGCAAACTAGCAAGTGCATCTAATACTGCTTGCGAGGTGCCGCCGCCGTTAGTAATGACCTTGATCCGCTCGGCTAGATCAGGTGCGACCACCTCACCGACGTTAATCTCGCGGCCATTCGACAGCGTAATGACGAGGGAGCCGTCGAAATCAATCTTCGCGTCGGTGACCGACACGCCATCTTCGCCATCGACACCATTAACGCCGTCTTTACCGGCGGGGCCCATCGGTCCTGTGGCGCCGTCCCGGCCTGGGCGGCCATCTTTACCGTCTTTACCATCACGTCCGTCAATACCATCGACACCATCGCGTACCGAATTGACCCGATCAGTGATTTTCTGACCTAGATCGTCGTATTTGGCACGAATGTCCGCCTCGATCTTCTTCAAGGCGTCGACCACCATGCCGACGTTCTCACTGACACGACGTTTTTGGTTGCTTCTAGCCTCTAAAAGTGACGCACGAACCGACTCCAGAACAGCAGACTGCTGCTCTGGCGTCATGTTTTGCAGAATTAACTGTTTAGCGAGGCTTTCAACGTCCATTCGACAGCTCCTTGGTCAGTTCTTCAAGGAAGTCTTCTTCCATGCCGCTGATCTTGTTCTGCTTATCCGCCATCTGCATCTCAACAATCTTCGACTTGTTCTTGATGTCGGCTTCTTTCAGCATCAACTCGGCTAATTTGACCCGCTTATCGAACTCTTTGGACGCCAGATCATCACTAGTCGGCAAATTCTGTGTGGTCGCCGACATAATCTTCGCTTCCGTCTCGACGGGCTTCAACCGCGCCTCGATCAACGTCTTCGTGGCCTCTGCACGGTTCTGCTCGGCCTGCGTCTGATTGACCGCGATCTGCGCCTGCGCCGCTTCCATCGCCAACTGCTGCTGCATCTGCGCCATCTGCTGCTGTTCTGGGTTCGGCTGCGCCATCTGTGTCAGCGACTCCATCAGCTCCATGCGGTTCGACAGCGAGCTGTTAGCAACGATCCCCTTCAGGATCAACGGCAGCACCGGTGTGTCTGGCCCCAAGGTCTGCAACAGCGCAATGAACTGCGCCTGCTCGTACTCGCGTGCAATGATGCCCAGTGTCGCAGTTGGGATGAAGTTCATATCCACCGACGGATACCGCTCGGGGTCGAACTGCATGTACCTAAACGCCGCCTTTTTGATGAACGGCATCAAGAAGTCTTCTTGGAAGTTCACCAACGTGCGCTTGTACTTCTTAATGATAGAAGCAACTGCCATCGACATGCCGGCGTTGCCACCGTCACGCGAGACTTGGCTGACCATCCCTTGACTGTCCAACGTGCCTGTTGCCTGCAACAGCATCGTCTCAAACCGCTGGGCGGTGGCCAAGTTGTCGTTCGACGTCTGACCAAATCTAAACGGAAACAAAATCTCGTTCGGGTTACCGTTTGTCAGGATCGCCTTGCCCGGGCGCACTTCAAACTTCGCCCCACGCGGCAGGCGCGTCGCATCCATCGCCATCATCGGTGCAGCCGTTAGCGCCAGTCCATCCAGATGCGAGCGCACTTCTGCGTCGATCGCCTTCTGCATGTTGTACGCCTTCTCCACCGTCCCCCGTCCAGGCAAGCGGTTGGGCACCGTATCGTCCTGGTACGACAGCACCGGACGATCCTTCATCATGTACGGATTCTCTTCGGCCTTTAATAGTTGCCCATCGTTGGCGATCACAACAATCGCCTCGACCATGTCCTGATAATCTTCGGCGGCTGAGTCTTCCGGGAACAGCTCGACCACATCTTCGTCGTTGCCGGTCAAATACTCACGCGGCACCAAGCCGTAGTAGGTCAAGAGCTTGACCTTCTCATCCTGATACGAGCTTATCTCTTGCGTGGGCTCGAGATCAGTGTCCTCATACGTCGGGGTGATGTTGACCTTGCGATAGATGCCGCGCTCGATGTTGCGCACCACCTTGTGGATCGACACGTACTTCTCAATCGCCACACCCATACAGTCGTCGACTGTCGTGCCGTTCGGGTCAAATAAAAAGTTCTTAGGGTTTACCGGCACCAACTTCACCGACACCCGCGGCTTCTCGATCACGCCAATGGCCGCCTGCCCCACCTGTCCCGGGATCGGTTGCGTGGCCGGCATGTACTCCTTCTCCATGCTGACGACGATCTCACCAATACCGGTGCCATAGATTTCGGCTAATAACTCGATGTGATCGATAGATTTTCTGATCTTGTCCTTCTTGAAGTCCTCCATCAACTGGCGCTTTAGCATCTCCACGTCCAGTGGGCTGCCGTCGATGTCCTTCAAGTCGTCTTCGATGTCGAAGTACTCGCCCGAGCCAAAAATCGCCTCCATGATCTCGGCGTGGCGCGTCTCCACCGCCTGCTGCGTCATCGGCGTGACCAGGCGGGAGCG